TTACACACTAAAAACCACGTTTTCTACCCCCTGTTTTTTATAAAAAACAGTCATTTCCTGATCGATTTTGATCTGTTCTAAAATTAATTGCACACATTTGCACACATTTGCACACATTTGCACACATTTGCACACATCAACTGCACACATTCACAATATCGGTGCGTGCTTGATACACAAGGGATAGATCGTGATGCACAATAAAAATCCGTCAGTTAAAAATGGGGATATTGTGCGAAAGGTAAGAACAAAGGGCGAATGGTTGTGGGTGTGGATTTGGGGGTAACAAAAAGCCCCGATGGGTCGGGGCGTTAAATGAGTTGTTGATATTTTTCAGGAAAACGTTCTGGAAAGGTTTCTTGAAATTCTTCAGCAATTAACACTAAATCGGCAAGTACACTTTTAATACGTTGATGTGCATCAGGGGATATAAAATCAAGGATTAAGTAAACGTCATCTTCAAAGTCGTGTTTGGCATAAACAAGATAGTTGTCACTTTTTCGTGATTGCCCTGCTTTTCCTTGCCATTTAGTAAAATCCGCTTCTGATACGGCAACATGTAGTTTGTGAATACTTGCTAAAAGTGAACGTGGATTTTCTTCAAAACGTCCATAATTGCCGATAGTTGATGGGTAAATTTGACGATAACTCGCTTCAAATGTCAGCAATCCTTCTGCCAATGGGCGAAGTGGTTCAAGCAATGTAAGTCTAGGGTGAACAAAGACTTTAGCCATTGATGCCGTACCGTCTGTTACTGTCTGCGATAAGCTCGTCTAAATCGGCTTGGGTGAAATTGCTTGTACTAGGTACAACCATATAGTGCCCTAATTCTTGACGTAAGGTGATTGTAAAAAGGTTAAAAGAAGCGACTTCGTTCATATAGTCTTTAAAGGTCGCTCTGTCATTTAACTGTTCTTGGAAATGATGATAATAATTTTGGCGAATATCTTTCACTAATTTATTGAGCATTAAATCAATGAAAATCAGATCGTCTATGACTTTCTCAGGCGTTTTCATTGAACGAACGACAGCGTTTAATAATGAAACACCTTGCGTCAATTCTTTTAATCCCGCAAAAAATAATTCTGTTTGGCTTTCTGATTGTTGTGTAAGTAAGGTTGAAGCCTTTTTTACTTGATTAATGACCTGCAAAACATCGCTCTGTTTTGGATATGCTTCAATTTCTTGACTAAAAAAAGACGTAAAAATGCCCATTGCAAGACTTACGTCCTTCAATGATTTTGCCTTTTCTGTAAATGATTTTTTCATAGCCACCTCGTTATTTCAGGCGGATCATAGTTTTACTTGCTGTATTCTGCAAGTAAAAACCCCGATTGTTCGGGGCTTTTCAACTGGGTCACAAACTGGGTACTGGGTCACAAACTGGGTACTGGGTCACTTATCCCAATATCGACTGCGTGCTTTCGCTTGGGCGTTGCGTTGTTGCTTTTCAAGCTCTCGTGCGACAAGGCGAGCAATCTCTTCAGCACTCTGCCCTGCGGTTGCATTGACGGTGATATTGACCGACTGATTAACAGGCGGTGGGGCTTGCCGTTGGATTTGCGTTGGGGCAATCAGTGGACGGTTATCCACTTTTACCGCAGGCATAGGCTGTGCCAGTGCCACCGTAGAGGCTAAAGCAGCCATACCTGCAACACCGCCGTAATTTAAGCGGTTGAGATTCGCCACACCAATTCGGCTTGTGGCTTCTTTGGTCATAATGTACTCGCCGCCGTGATAAATCCCTTTTGGTTCAAACTTACCACCGTTACCAGCATAACCACCTGACCATTTTGGTTTATTTGGCACATTGTTAGTGCTTGGATCATAATTCGGGTCGTACATCATATTTGCCATATTGGCAGTATTTTCAATTTGTTTGGCGTGTTCAGGCGGAACAATTTTACTTGCCACTTTACCCACACCATCGCTGACACTATTAATGCGAGTTTCAAGCCCTAAAAATTCCATTGCCTTATTAAAAGCATTGGTGATAGATGATGTAATGCCATTCCATAATCCCATCACGGTATTTTTCAGGCTTTCAAATTTATTGCCAATGGATTTAGTCACTGTATCGACAACGACACTCCAGTTGTTTACGGCAAAAATAATCCCGTTAATGGCGTTTACAAACCAGCTATCCGCAAATTTCGTTTTGAGCCAATCCCACGCTGTGCCAATGGCGTTTTTGACTTTTTCCCAATTGAAATAGAGTAAGGCAAGAATACCAATAATTGCAGTAATGGCTAGCCCGATTGGGTTAGATGCAAAGGCAATAGCAACAGCACGAATGCCAGTGATTAAGCCAGAAAATAACAATTTTCCGTAGCGTAACACCGAACCAAAAACAGCGGGCATTGCATTCCATACTTTCGCCAACGCACCACCTGCACGCACAAGCAAACCTGCTTTCGTTGAGCCATCATCTAAAGTTTTACCAAATAATAAGGCTTTACCTATGCCCCATACTCCATTGAGTTTGTCTAACAGCAAAATAAATCGCCCGAATGGGTAATAAATCAAACTTAATGTAGCAGTAAGTAATCCAAATGCGCCCATTGCAGCAATAATACCAACAGTCCATTTAGCAATAGTGACTGTTAATTCGGGATTTGCTTTAATCCAACTATTAATCACATCAAGAACACCTCCAATGTATGACATCGCCTCCACCAGAGTCTCTTTTAGTTTATTACCAATTTCACTATTAGTATTAAAAAGTTGATTTTTGAAAATCTGCCATTTAGCCGAAAGCGTAGTCAAACGTGTTTCAAATTCACGAGTCATACTGCCTTTTGCTTCAACGCTATTGGCAAGGGCAATTTGTCGCTTCCACTCTTCTGTATTTGAAACAAGTAATGCTAGGGTTTTGGTATGCTCAGTACCAACAAGATCAGCAATTAAACCTAAACGTTTTTGTTCAGGCATTTTTTTCAAAGCATCAACTAAGTTCATAATCGTGCCTTGAGCATCTTTTACCATACCTATTTCAACTTTTGAGGCATTCAATCCCAAATTTGATAAGGCATTTGCTACTGGCTTTTTCTTACTTGCAGATGCAAGGCGAGTAAAAATGGCATTGACGGCAGTTGCTGATTGTTCTTCTGCAGCCCCTGCAGTTTGCAAAGTTGAACCTAATGCAGCCATATTTTTCTCAGAAATTTTTGCAATACCTGCAATCCCTGAAACTCGATTCATAAAACCAATGATCTCTGTGCCTTTTGAAATGGCATTATCATCTAAATAGTTGATTGCATCGGCTAATTCACGGCTACTTTCTGCTGATAATTTAAAGTTCTTACTCACTTTCCCAAATTGTTCAACAAGTTCATCAGGATTAAGTGCATCAAATGCAGTTGCCATTTGCGTGTTAATTCTGACAAATTCTTCTAGTTGCTCTTTAGGCACATCCATTCGAGCAGCAGCGGTAATCATTTCTGCAATTTGAGTGGTTGTTAAGGGCAATTCTTTTGATAAATCTTGGATTTTTTCTTTCCAAAGATCATATTCTGGGGTGAATTTACCGCTTGCATCTTTTAGTCCTTGTACTTGGCGTGCAACACCTGCCATTGCGTCTTCAAACTCCATAAATTGTGCAACAGGTTTTACAAGTTGAGTACCAATAACATAGCTCTGCACCATAGCACGTTGCCCTAATGTGCCAAGTTGTTCACTACGATCTTTTAAATTTTGTACACGTTGAGCATATAAAGCACTTTCTTTAGATTTCTGATTTAATTTACTCAAACGGTTTTCTTGAGTCAAAATTTCCTGATTTGCTAACTTCATTTTGTAGCTCAATTCTTGTTGAGCCTGCGATAATCGTTTCGTATTGATACCATTACTATCTAAAGCAGAACGAGTTTCACGTAGTTTCTGATTATGTTTAATCTGTTCAGCCTCTAATTTTTTAACTGCATTGCGTGCTTTATCAAAGGCTTTTTGCATTTTTTGTGTTGGTTGTGCGGTGGCATTAAGTTGCTGTGCTAATGCTTGAGCCTTATTTTTCGCTTCTTGAATTGCCTTATTACTTTCGAAAACAGCCATTTTTGTCTGTCTAAATTGATCAATCAGCTTTTGCTGTTGTTCCAGAGATTTTAAATTTGCCTTGGTTTTCAATAATGCTTCAGACATTTTGTTTGCCTGAGTTGCGACAGATTTCAACGGAGTCGAAATTTTATCGACCGCAGAAAGTAATACTTGAAGTTTTAATGAATTGCTCATATAGTTATCTCATAGAAAAATTTTAATAGGAGTAGAATATGTTTGCCTTATTAATTGAAATTTTTGGTTGGTTTTTTATTATTGCTTGTATCTTTACTCTCATTGCAGATTCTATTGATTTCTTCAGAAACCTTTTTTAAAGGCGGTCTAACCGCCTTTTTACTGTCCTGCCAACGCCTTAATCACAAAATTTTCAATCATTTCAATATCTTCATCGGTAAAGCCTAACAACTCACGCTGATCATATTTCACCTTCCAATTTGCACTTCTCACCACTCGACCTTTTAACCCGTACTGGTGAATTTGTGCAATATGTGCGTCACTGCCACTGTAACCCAACTCGATATTATCCCCAGCGGTTCTTAACTTCATAAATCGGGCTGACTTCAATTTTAAGAACATTGCATTTTGTTTAATCTTTCCCTTGCGTTTCTTACGTTGTACTTTGCGTGGCGTGTACGACGAGCCGTCAGGATTTTGCTGTGCGGTAATACGTCTGCGTTGGCTACGAGCCAATTCACGCCCGATTTGTTGATATAGCAACCGTCGCCGTGGTTTGCTGATATTTTTGAGCAACGCATTAAACGCTGATTTAACCTTGATAATGTCGTCTGTCGCCATTATTCCATCGCTCCCATTCGCTCATACACCTGTTCCCCTTTCACAAAATAGTCAGCCGTTCCAGAGGTTGCCATTCGGTCGGCTGTGGCTCTTCGGCGTGGTGAGCTTGGTAATGATCGCCTTCTTGTTTGACAATAACACGCTCGGTCAGTGGAATTTTGATGTAAATATCGTGGGTGGCGTTGTTGTTTGGGTCAATTTCAAAGGTGATGCTGTCCTGTTTGTTGGGATTGGTTATCAGCTCCGATTGTTGCAAGCGGACAAATTCCATCACAGGCACAAACAGTAAATCAGGGTGTTCAGGGAAATCTTCCACCACAATTTCTAAGTCGTAGAGATATTGATAACTGAGTGATGTCGCCCCTGTCGTCCAGATTTTGCCGTTGGCATAGTAAATCTGTAACTGCTCAGGATTTTTGGCAAAATAGGGAATGGTTTTGGTGAGCAGGTCACGCAATTTGTCTGGTTTAATCATTTGCGATAGCCTTTTTGTTTGTATTCATAAATTTGTTGGCAGTCAATGCAACGGGTGCAACCTTGCACGTTTTGGCGACGGGCTTCGGGAATTGGTTCGTCGCAATCTTCGCAATGGGTCAGGCTGTAAGCGGTCGGTTTGTTGCGAAGTTTTGCAAGGGCAAATTCTCTTTCTTTTTCGGCAAGCTCATTGGCTCGGTCAATTTGGTCTTTCATCGCTTTTTCTCGTTGGGTTAAATAGCGATATTGTGAGTAAGTAGCAAAGGCGGGGCGAATGGTTGTGGGTGTGGATTTGGGGGTAACAAAAAGCCCCGATGGGTCGAGGCTGTGGAGTTAGTTTTTTGTAACAGGTTTAAGAGTTCCTTCCGCTTTTGCTTTTTGATAGGCTTGACGGAACTCTTTTAATTTTTGGCGTTTAAGTTCAACGGCGGTCATTTTTTTCATTATTCCCTCCTGTATAGGTCGGTGTTTTAATAATAAAGCAATCTTGTTGATCGCCTAAATTTGATACTGTTTCAAAGTCTGACATAAAGGAACTCGGATTGCAACACATTTTACTGTACATTCTTGCTAGTGATGGGCGATCTGCAACGAAAACATAGCAATCAGGCTTGAATAAAAGGTAGTGTTCATACACTAATTTTTCAAGGTGTGATTTCAGAGCTTTAATTTCCGTTTTACCAAATTGATGATTCAACGGTGACGCATATAAATCTTCATTGCCTGTTTCAATATATTCCTTAACAGCAAATTTAATTGAATGTGTTTTTTTATGCTGAATGATTTCTGCAATAGTCGGATCTTGTTCTAAAAATAATAGAGTATCTTTATCATCAGAAAAAATCGCCATATAAGTGACATTGACAATTTGAAATTCGGTAGAGATATAAATAATCCCACTATCGTTGTCTTGTGTTTTGGTAAAATGATAAGAGAGCATTTATCTGTAATATTCTGCTGTTTAAAAACTCAGGCAATCCTAAGACAAAGCTCTCTGTCTGTCAATGAAGTGATTATTCCGCAATACGCTTATTGTAACCTTCCACACACGCTTCCCAGCCTTGAATTTCAACCTGACAAAGCTCAATGGTCGTTAAACTTTGGTCGAGAGATTTTGCAAGATCAGCGTTGGTTTTTATCTCGAACTTGGGGCTGTGGCACTGCTTTATTTGGGGGCAAAGGAGCGGAATTGGCTTTACTGTTCGATACTGTATCGCTTCTTTGGTTGAGCAACCGACTAACGCCAGTAGGCACAGGCTGATAACTCCAAGATTGATTGTTTTCCAGTTCAAGTAAGATTTCATTGGTGCGTTTCTCCGCTTGGGTGAGCTTAGTTAAAACTTGTTGATGTAATTTATCCACCTGCTTTTGATACTGCAGAATATGTTGGTTTGCCTGTTCTAGCTGGTTGGCTAGGCTTTGGTTATCCGCTCGCACCAAGGCAATTTCTGCTTGTTTGGCTTTGTTATCCGCCTGCAGTATTTTGCATTCGTAACAGAGAAAGGCATTAATGCAGACAGCAACCAGCAAGGCGATAATCATCGCTTTGCCAAAACTTTTCTCAATCATACCGCTTATAATGCTAAACATAGTGCTTGTTCCTTTTCTCGTCTGATTTCTAAACCACGCAGTTTTTTGCCATTGGCATAGACCCAACGGCTAAACTGTTCACTCATTGCAGGGCTGTAACCTTGATTGGCGAGTTTGAACAAGGTCGAATGTCGCATTGTTCCGCAACCTGCATTGAAGGTAATTGATGTCAATGCGTCAAACGCTCCTTGTGGCATTTTTTTGCCGTTGGCGTAGCGGTTTACGCACCGTTCCGCCTCGGCTAAATCTTTTGCCCAGCGGTCAGCAATTTCTTTGTCGCTGTAAATTTTGCGTTCAATCTTACCGCTTGTGGCTTCGGTTGAACCAATGCCGACGGTGAGTACATTCGCAGGGCAAACATAAGGATCTCGTCTGCACCCTTCAGTGTTGCCGATAATGTCTAAGCCTTTTGGACTGGTGCGGATTTCAGGGTGATTAAGCTGTACTAAGCCGATAATCGCACCGATACCGCAGACCATCGCTCCGCCGAATTTAAGATTTTTGTTCATCGTCTAAAATGTCCTTTAAGTTGATTTTGTAACACTCAAGGGCTTTTTCTTTCAGTTTGATTTCTCGGTCTTTGTAGTACCAATTCATCAATAGGGTAAACAAGCCGAATAAAATCCCCATTATTACGCCCCGTCGGCTGCGTGGTTTGCTCGGTTTAGTCGGTGTCGGCTTGGTTTAACTGCTTCTGAAGTTTTTTAACACTGCCTTGCACACCGATGTTTAAATTCAGTTCTAATGCCCGTTCTAAGTAGCTGAGTGCCGTTTCAGGCTGTGTCGTTTCAAGTAGCAAGCCGATTTCACGGTAGAGCCTTGCTCGACTTTCGTCTGGCATATCTTTCTCTTTGGTGAGTTCGTCCACTCGTAACAAGTAGCTCACTTCAAACGGCTTTTGCACCTTCTGGGCTTTTTTCGCAGCGTCAGCAAACTCTTCAGCAAGCATTGAGCAAAGCGAACGACTAAAGCCGTCAGGCAAAATGTTAGGTCTTGATGAATGGCGTAATCGGCAATTTGTAAAGCAAGATGATACTCACCACAATCCACCGACCATACTTGCCACGTCATCAGTACATTGTCCTGTTTGCCGTTGCCCGCACTCAATGCCCCTTCAATCCACGGCAAATAGTGGTGCAGAATGCTTTTTTTATAACTGGCTCGCTGTTCCATTGAGGCAATGGCTTTCAGGTCTTTTTTATGACGGGCCAGCAAATAAAGCATTTTTTCGTATTCGTCGAGGTTTTCTAGTTGAGCTTGCTCAGAAGATTGAGCAAGCTCCGCAGTTACTCGCAAATAGTGGGCTTGAGTTGGTCGCATTAACCGCCTACTCCAGTAGTATCAGGTGAAGCGAGCATACTAATGTTTTTCAACAATGCGACTTGTGCATAATTTTCGACAACGAAATCATCGTTAGAAGAAACGAAATTTTTACCCGTAAAAATGTGGTTGTAATCCACACCGTTGTCTTGTGCTACACCTGCAAGGTAAGTGTTAAATTTGGTCGCTGTTTCTTTTCTCATATTCTGTCCTTTTTAGAAAACACGTTCATTATTTAATTCACCACCCGTAATTTCAGGGCGTGGCGTGTAGCCGTGTTCTGGCTCACTGCCGATAACATCAACACGGCTTTGTAAAGCGGTGAGATCGGCGGATAATTTTTCAAAATCTGCACACAATGCGACTTTTTCCGCTTCGGTTTGTTTTAGCTTATCTTCTAGCTCTGTAAATTTTTCTGCTAAAAGCAACTGTGCCTGTTCGTGTTCAGCAAAACGAGCTTCAACGTCGGCTTTATGTTGGGCTGTGTCAGCTTTTTCTTTACTAAACATCGCTTTCATTTTTTCAAAGAATGACACTGGCTCTTCTGCAAAGGTAAGCGAACATTCCACCGCTTCAGTGGTAAAGATTTCGCCTTGCTGTTCACCATTTTTCGTTGTGAAAGAGAGATATTGGGTGCCTAAGCTTGCTGGCGTGTCAGTCACCGCTAAACCTGTCAAATAGGCTTTGCCTGTTTTGGCAAAATTGGTGCGGACTTCGATTGAGGTGTAAACCTTCTGCTTACTATTCACTAACTCGACTAATTCATCCGTTGGCTCAATTTGTGCATAAAGCTGTAATTTGCCTTCGTCATTCTCTTCTGCCTTAACGGCTAACACATCACCGTAGCATTTTGAATGGGCAAGTTCAGGGTCGAACCAAAACAAGTGAAAATGTTCAAGGTTGATACGAGCGCCGTAGGTTTTCGGGTCGTACGTTTCGGCAATATCAGAAAGCCACTGGCGTTCGATCTGACGACCGTCCACCGTTGCTCCTTCTGTGGCTACCACAAACCAGTTGGATTTTTTCGACATAAATTATTCCTTGGAATGAGAATGTTCAAAATTGCCGATATGGTGATTGGATTTTCAAACAGGTGCAAAGCGTTGCGGTTGTTAAGCAGGATTTAACAAAGGGGACTGTTCTACAAACGCTGTCCGTTTCATAACAATAGCCATATTTTCAACGATGACGCAAAACAATGACGGATATTGCAACAAACCAAGCGGAAAAGACCGCTTTAATTAATATGAATACCCACCGTGAAGCACAATTAAAGTATTGGGCTGGCTATTCACTCACGGAAATTGCCAAAATGCTTAACATTCCCGTGTCCACTATCGCCAGCTGGAAAAAACGGGAAAAATGGGACGAAGCACCTTTGTTTGAACGTGTGAGCGGTAACATTGAGAACCGTTATATGTTGCTGTTACAAAAGGACGTTAAAACAGGGTACGATTTTAAAGAGTTGGATTTTTTAATGCACCGCCGAGAGTAGAAGGCGGTGATTATCGTGTGTTGCATACGGATACCTTTCCTGCTCGGCGGTAATGTACCTCTTGCATTTTGCATTGTGCGAGCTTGCACAAACATCAAGGTCAAATGTTCTGTAGAAGATCAGACTTGATCTGACAAATCATTATAAAAATGAGAGTTTCCCGTTTAGAATATGAGTGTCTAAAATTCAATCTAAACAAAAAAGGAAACTCTCATGTTTTATTACTTACAATCCGCTCATTAAACACAAGACTGGTTTACTCAATTTAGCAGAAGAGCTCGGAAACATTTCTCAAGCTTGTAAAGCGATGGGAATGAGCCGAGATACATTCTATTGCTATCAACAAGCCGTAGAGCAAGGCGGTGTTGAAGCATTACTTAATTAA